CCCAACGCAGCAGCCGAAGCGAGTGGCGGTCTCTACACTCGCGGGACTGGTGCGGGGCAAATCAACCAAGACGCTAACGGTCGAGTAAACGCCAATATCGTCGCCTTCGGCGGGACCGCTGGCACGTTCTCGGGTGGGCGCCCCGAGGTCAATTCGACGCACTGGGGTGGGACGGCTGTCGCGTCTGCAAACGTGCTGATTGATGGAGCGATTACGGCGGCGAAGATTGCAGCGGACGCCATCACAGACGCCAAGGTCGCTTCTGATGTGACAATTGCCAGTGTGACCGGCGCCGTCGGTTCTGTGACTGGCAACGTCGGTGGCAACGTGACTGGATCGGTCGGGTCTGTTGTTGGTTCTGTGGGTTCCATCAGCGGTATCACGTTCCCGACGAATTTCGCCGCTCTCGGTATCAACGCCAGTGGGCACGTGAGTCGGGTTACATTGGTCGACACGACCACCACCAACACGGACATGAGAGGCACGGACAGCGCCGCGACCGCGGCGAATCTCGCGATAGTCGCCGGTTACCTCGACACGGAAATCGCAGCGATCCTTGCGGACACAGACGCCCTTGAAACACGGTTGACCGCCACGAGAGCTGGCTACATTGACAATCTGAGCGCTGGGGCAGTGGCGCTGGAATCGACCGTACAAACTGTGCTCACCGACACAAATGAACTGCAAACCGACTGGGTTGACGGTGGACGCCTCGATTTGATTCTGGACGCACGGGCCTCCCAAACCAGTGTTGACACGATTGACGGAAACGTAGATTCCATTTTGGTGGACACTGCCGAAATCGGTGCAATGGGGTCGGGATTGTCCTTAGCGGCGTCGGCTGCCCTTTCCTCCCTCGAGGGAAATTTGGCTGCGGCCGTGCTGGGGGTCTCCCTCAAAACAGATAATCTGCCGGCCGACCCGGCTAGTCAATCGTCTGTGGAGACAGCTATTACAACGGCTGTCAGTGGACTGAGTACGCTAGATGAGGCTGGGGTTCGTTCGGCTGTGGGTCTCGCTACGGCGAATCTGGATACACAGCTCGCTGATATTTTAACGGATACAGGTACAACGATCCCCGATCAGTTGACATCCATGTCCGGCGCCACATTTGACACCGCTACGGATTCCCTTGCAGCGATCCGTAATCGTGGAGATTCCGCTTGGGTGACTGGGGGGAGTGGTTCGGCCCCGACCGTTGAACAAATTCGTACCGAGATGGATACCAACTCAACGAAGCTGGCCGCTATTGTTGCGGATACAAATGAACTGCAAACCGACTGGGCTAACGGTGGGCGGCTGGACTTGATTCTCGATGGGACCTCCACGCAAGCCAGTGTGGATGTGATCGATGGGAACGTCGACAGCATTCTAGTAGACACAGCCGAGATTGGTGCTGCAGGTGCTGGGCTTACCGCTCTCGCAACGGCTTCGCAAGTTACAGCAATCGAGGCGGACACACAAGACATCCAAGCCCGTCTCCCCGCCGCCCTCACGGCAGATGGGATGATCAAGGCTGACACACTCTATGTCAATGGTACGGGCCAGTCAAACGGGGACCTCAACCTCAAGATTGATTCCCGGGCTAGTCAGACGAGCGTTGACATTATTGATGGGATTGTGGATAGCATTCTAACCGACACAGCAGAAATCGGAGTGGCTGGTGCTGGTCTGACGGCTGTTGCTTCTGCCGCAAACTTGGCGACATTGACAGGGTATGTCGATACTGAGGTGGCTGCTATCAAAGCAAAGACGGACAATTTGCCGGTCGCCCCGGCCGCCGTGGGGGATATCCCATCAGCGGCCGTTGTAGCCACAGCAGTCCGAACGGAACTAGGCACCGAACTTGCTCGAGTAGACGTGGCTGTCAGCACTCGATTGGCGTCTGCTGGATATACGGCACCGCTGGATGCTGCTGGAACCCGAACCGCCGTGGGTCTCGCTACAGCTAACCTTGATACACAATTGGCGGACTTGCCAACGAATGCCGAACTTGCTACGGCTCTCGCCGCCGCAGATGATGCTACACTGGCCGCCGTGTCGACTTTAACCAGCCGTGTCGGTGTTCCTTCCAACTTTGGAAGTGGGGCCACAGTTGCGGCTAATCTGGTGGACATTTATAGCGGTGGGGGAGGCGGTGGGGGTGGGATTTCAAGTGGGGCCCGTGTGGTGGATATCACAGTTACGGACACCCTTGCGGTTCCCTTGGAAAATGCAATTGTTCGTGTAACACAAGGGGCCGAGTCCTACGTCTTAACCTCCAATGTGGACGGAGAGGTGTCCTTCTCGTTGGACGACGCGACATGGACGGTTTCTATTACGAAGCCCGGCTATCGTTTTACCCCGACAACCTTGGTTGTTGACGGTAGTGAAACAATTTCGTATAGTATGACACAAGTTGTCATCACACCTTCTGATCCGGGACTTATTACCGGGTACACGACTTGCTATGATAATGAGGGGGTGGTCGAAAGTGGTGTGACAATTTACCTCCAGCAGATCGAGCCAGTGACTGGCTCGGGAATTGCTTACGATGGGGATGCGCGGTCTAGCGTATCCAATAGTGAGGGGGTGGCGGAATTCACAGGATTGTTCTTGGGGGGTCGTTACTACGTGTATCGGGACCAGACAGACGGTCGACCTGTCATGTTCACCATTGACGCGGAGCAGACGGACCCCATGGAACTTCCATCAGTTATCAGTAGAGCGTAACATGATAGTCACAGCGCGTGTCAGTAAAACGAAGAAACTCGAGGCGGCCCTTACAGCGAAAGCCCGGAAGGCGAGTGTGGACGCCAAGGGTCGAATTCGGGTTGGGTTCTCCGCCCCTTATGCCATGTTCGTTCACGAGGCCGTGGGGATGGTACTGGCTGGAGAGCCCCGCTCTTCTGGGATTGGCACATACTGGAGTCCCAATGGAGCCCAAGCCAAATTCGTGGAACAACCGACACGCCTATTTTCCAAGGACATCGGTACCTATATCACGGCTCAGGTGAAAGCAAAAGTTCCTGTGCTCAAGGCTCTCCAGAAGGCTGGGGAGTTGTTACTCAAGGAGTGTAAGAGACTGGTCCCCGTAGAAACTGGACGACTGAAAGCCAGTGGCTACGTCAAGATCGACGAGGCTTAAAGATGTCCGGAGCTATGCTTCATGGTCCCTGTGATATTGTGGGACAGCTTTTGCTGGATCAGAATGTGGTCACGGACCCTACGGACAATGGGATTTGGCCCCTCGGTGTGTCTGAGGAACTGGCGTCACCGGACGAAGTAGTGTCTATTTTTGACACACAAGGAAAGCTGGAAGGTTCGGAAAATACTGAGGGAGAAATTCAGGAACAGGAAGGGCTGTTACTCCGTGTACGGGCCAAAGATTACCGTACAGGGTACGCGAAAGCCAAAGCGTTAGCTACATTGTTCGATCAGTCTATATCCAATAATGTTGTGACACTGGAGACTTCGGTATACCTTGTGGGTTCCGTAAATCGGACAAGTGGAATCATTCACGCTGGGAAGGAAACTGGCGCGAGCAAACGGCATCTATTTACCATCAATTTCACTGTTGCTTTAACGCAACGCAGCTAGCACGGAGAAAACATGACCGATCCTACACCTACAGCACGATCTACGCCGGATGGGATTAAGCTGAAAGACGGCTTTCCCATCAAGGTCACGTTCTCGTTGGACCCCTCAATTGAGATCTGGGAAAAGAACGTACAGCCCCCCGGAATTGTGGTGGGGGATAAGATTGACCAGACGACGCAGCATAACGACGAATGGGAAACCTTCGCCCCACCGGCTCTGAAAAGCCTGACACAAGGTGGCGGTTCCTGTGCTTACGACCCGTCCGCTTTGACGGCTATCCAAGCCATTATTGGTCTGGAACAGACCATCACGTACACGTTCCCAGACGGCTCGACATGGGCTATCTACGGCTATGTGGCCGAGTGGTCTCCCGGCGCCCTCGAACGCGGTTCCCAACCGGAAGCGGACTTCAAGGTGGAATTCACCAATTGGGACAATGCCAATAAGGTTGAAGCCGGTCCGGCTGTCGCGTCAGTCGCCGGGACTTGATACAACGACTAGGAGTCGTTTTTTGGGCATGGACGCCCACTTCCCCCCTAGAGTGAGAGTGAGAATAACGTGAGTGAAGAATCGTTGGATTTCAGTGACCTCAAAGTCATCCGCATCCCTGTGAAGGTGGGGACCCTCGAATGCACTTTGGTCGAGTGCAGTGAAGATGCCGCGGCCCAGTACGAAAACGCTAGGACGGCGTGTGCCCGGGACCTCGTGGATGGGAAACCAACACGCCTCGAGAATACGGGAGCCCTCGGTATCAAGTTGTTGTCCATGTGTCTGCTGGGAGCGGACGGTAAGTTCATCTCGGCGGACGTTATCAAGACGTGGCCTCACCGGGTGGTCGCGGCGATTGAGGCACGGGCCAAAGACATCAGTGAACTGAACCCCACGAAGAAGGCGCTGCAGGCGCTAAAAAACGAGTCACCCGCTACTCTGGGCAGCTCCGAGTAGCGAGTAAGCTGAACAAAACTCTCGGTGAGTACCTCGGATGGAACCATCCTATTACTCACCGAGAGCATATGACGTGGTTGTTCTGGATACGGGAGGAGGCCAACAATCCGGGAGTCAACGAGCACTATCTGATGATGGTAGGTGCTGAGATTAGACGGACCCGCGTTAAGAAACCGAACGACGTCCAGCTCCAAGATATGCGTGTGGACTTTGAGTACAACGACCTGCTTGGGAACCAAGCTGAGAACGGTTCTCAAAAGGAGTACACAGCAGAGGAGTTGAAAGAGTATTCGGACTGGCTGAAGCAAGCGATGCTCGCACGGTGGAAAGCAAAGCCCTCGGAAAATCATGACATCTGAAGAAATTGCAAATCTGGTAACGACGTTGAGTGTGGACTTGGGACAGTACACCCAAGCCATGTCCTCTGCCGTAGACAAGGCGTCCGAAACCGCCAACGGTATTCAGAGCTCGTTCGCTAAGACGGGGGCTGGTGCTGTAGCGGCGGGTACGTTGATCGCCAATGGTGTTACCGCCATTGCTTCCAAACTGTACTCGATGGGAACCGCTGCCGTTGCTAATTTCGCAGAGGCGGAAGCCGGGGCTATCAAACTCAAAGCCGCTATTGGGGCACGCGGTGGAGATGTTGCCGCGACGTTTGCTGACTATGACAAGTTCGCCAGCTCTATTCAGAGACTGACTGTTGTAGACGACGACGCGGTCAAGGGTTTGCTCCAACAGTCTGAAGCACTGGGGGTCACAGGTAACGCCGCCAAACGAGCCGCGAAGAATGCCGTTGCCCTACAAGCCGCCCGTGGGATCAGCGCGCAGTCCGCCATCCGTATGACAGCCGCGTTAGAGCAAGGAAACACATCCTTGCTCACACGGATGCTCCCCTCTCTCCGTAACGCCAAGACGGAGACTGAGAAGATGGCAATGGCCCAAGACCTCCTTGGAAAGATGTTCAAGGTGGCCGAGGCCGAGGCAGGTTCCATCAAGGGCGCTTATGCCCAAATGAACAACGCCATCAGTGACACGTATGAAATGATCGGTACGTTCATCGCTGAGAACCTACAACTCGTCGATGTCATGCAGTTTGTGCGGGATGGGTTTGGAAAAGTCCAAATCCTTCTCCCGGCTGTATTTGAAGCCGTGATGCCTATCATTAACCGTGTCAAAACCAGTCTGGTCGGGTTCTTTGAAGGGGCTATGGAAAAGGGGACTGAGTTCCTTGTGTGGGCCGGTCCTCTGTTTTTGGAATTTGGCAATGTGGCCATCACATCTATTGAAGGGTTTGTGACAATTTGGATGGGAGCTTGGGGGGTTATTCAAGATACTGTAGCCTCCGTGTGGTCCTTCATCTCGGGTTCTACGGAGACCACGTTCGGCGATGTCAAGACCTTCCTGCTGGACGCCATGATCACTGGTGAGTTCGCTCTGAAGCACTTTGACCAAGTCGCTGCCCTGACTTGGATTAATACGCAACTGGGGTTTGTCAGTCTCTACGAGGATATCAAGCACTTCTTTACGGCTACAATGCCGGAGCTGCTGTCGTGGTTGAGTGAAAACTGGCAAAAGGTTTTCTTCACGGTCATGGACTATACGATGACCGTGTTCATCAATTTGGGACAGAACATCCGCAACGCGATGACTGCTGTTTGGGACTTCATCGCAAGTGGAGGTACCAAGTCCCTTAACTTGGCTTGGATTCCATTGGAAGAGGGTTTTGTCAACGCAATCGACAAGCTTCCTGAATTATCTGAACGGGGAATGACAGAACTTGAAAAGTCCTTGCGAAGGGAATCCGAGACCCTAGCGGATACAATGGGTGCCGAGTTCACGGACTTTTATAACGAACGCATGGGTGAGATCAATGGCAATGGTCTTGTCGCCAGTCTTACGGAAGCGGGGCCAGAAGTAGAGGACATCGCGTCTGACATTGGGGATGTTGCCGGGATCGCTCTCGGTAAGGGGATGAAGGATGGGGCGGACATCCAAGGCGCTGCATTTGGGAGTACGGAGGCCCTGTCCCGTATCTTGGCCACACAGGAAGCCCTACGGTCTGGGAAGGTCACGGCCCTCGCTGCTAACGGTGGTACCACGGGTGGGGGAGGTACAGCTTCTCAAGCCACGAAAAACAGTGGAGGTGGTGGGGCGTCCCAGAACAGTAAAATCGAGGCATACCTCAAGGAACTGGTGGACCTAGCACGTGCGCAAGCCGGTCAAGGGGAACTGATGAAAGTAGAAGAAGCGGGGTTAATCTAATGGCCGCTGAACTAATTCTCAATGGACGTTATGCTTGGGGCGGTGAACGGGATGACGATGGTCACCGTACATTTTCCGTAGCACATCGTATCAAAACGACAAGTTCTGAGGATGGTCCCGCTGTCGTTATGCAATGCCCCGGATTGCCTACTGTGGGGGTCCCTTGGGGTTTTGGCAATGATGTGGACATCTGGGCGTTCTGTTACCCCGGGATGAAGGTCGAGCCCTACAAAGCAAAACCGGGCTCCCCTCATGTCCATTGGCTTGTGACTCAGAAGTTTGGGACAAAGCCACTTAAACGGTGCCAAGACGCTACCATCGAAGATCCGTTGATGGAACCCCAGAAGGTTTCTGGGTCGTTTGTTAAGTACACCAAAGAAATCTTCGTTGACCGCTTCGGGTCCTATGTCAAGAGCAGTAGCCATGAGATGGTTCGTGGACCGCAGGTTGAGTTTGACGCGAACCGCATGCAGGTCAACATTTCCCAGAATACAGCGTCACTGGAGCTGGGGCTGCTCGCTAGTCTTGTAGACACAGTCAATGACTCCTATTTGTGGGGACTACCTCCCCGCACTGTCAAGCTGAGCGAAGCTTCTTGGGAGAAGAAGTACAATGGGTCCTGCTACGTTTACTTCACTCGTAATTTGGGGTTTGACATCGACTTCAATGGGTGGGACCGTAACATTGTGGACGAAGGGACGAAAGCACTGAATGGCAAGATGCTGGGCGGGGAGTGGGTTATTGAAAATTTCGTAGACCCCGCGACCGGCGAATTCACTGTTGAACCAGACCCGAATAACCCGAAGCATTTCACTCGTCTAGTGGACGAAAAGGGAAATGTAATTCGGATGATTCTGAATGGTTATGGGGTCCCCGTCAGTGCTGGAGAAGAAACGGGAACCGGGACCGGGACCGGGACCGGTGGCGCTGTACGTCCTGGACAAATTCCGGTCGAGTATTACGGCGAATCCAATATGCTCCTACTGGGCATCCCTTCAGATTTGGAAGCTCCATGAGTAACGAAGCCCGCGTCACTTGTAATCTGCAAATCACCAAGGGGAATCTGCAACACAGATCCTTTCCCACGGCTTTCCTCTGTGATGTTGTGGGAACAAACGGACCGACACCGGGGGCTCTGTTGGCGACAACAGTTGGTGTGGATGTGGACCTGTCCTTGCTGACGACACCGGGGCTCTGTCGCCTCAGTAATCTCGACTCCACCAATTATGTTATCTGGGGACTACATGACGGAGTCGACTTCTACCCATTGGGCGAAATTCTCCCCGGTGAGTTTTACGTCATTCGTCTCTTCCGATATTTAGGAGGAATTGGGACCGGGACGGGAGGAACTGTATCCCTCCACATTCGGGCGGATACGGACGACTGCAATGTTCTTGTAGACGCCTTCGAAGCATAACACAAGTCAGGAGAGACAAGTGTCGGACGACGATGATGATAATTTTGGAGCGATTGGTCGTTCCGTGGTTCCCCGGAACACTGTGCAAGTCCGTCCTGTTTCTATCTCCCGGGACCGTTTCACAGTAGTGGAGACCATCGCGTTCAACTCGCAAGGCGGAAGTCGCGCAGCCCCCGTAGAGTCCAAGTATTTCCGGGAACTGTCGTCTCAAGAAGATAGGCCTTACCAGCGGACGTACAAGGTCTCGGAGGAACCCAAGCCTCTGGACTTGGGATGGGCCGGGGAATGGGCGGAAATCGGTCTACTCCACGTCTCGAATGATGAGGGAAAATACACCCCCTACATCCCCACACCCAAAGAAAAGCAGGAGACTGCCAAGCGGATTGTCGAGCTTGGTGATTGGCTGATTCTTCCCGGGGAGTCTATGCGGGGCCTTCCCAAGGTTATTAAAGACCTGAAGGTACGTTGCCAGTCGGGGACGGCCAAAATCACAGTGACCATCTATCCAGCGTGACCCGTTATGTCTATTCGTAGTTTCTCAGATGAAGAAATGGCAATGCTCTCCCGCGTCATTCGACGGGAGAAGCAGTCTATTCAGAATCCACGAAGTCGTCCCCCACAAGACCGCAGCTACGACGAAAATCAGGATTGGCTGGCCCCGGAAGTCTATGTCGCTCGAATACTGGCAACGATAGACCCGCTGGAACCCGGAGCAGGGACTGGGACCGGTTCTAATGATCATCTTGGGTATGGTCGGGCCGATATCTATCGGATTGTCACTGGCTCGGCCACACGCCCCTATCTCACAAAAGCACTCGCGACCGATCAACGAGTTTATAACATCACCACCAGTCCTCTTACGGTGGATGACTATAAAGTCGTCGTCCGGGATAAGTATGGTCACTGGGTAGTTCTGGCGCTTGGCAATATTCCGGTCTACGCTCGCTTTCGAATAGGGACGGAGGCATCATCTCCGGGAACCGGTACAGGGACAGATGTTGTCAGCGGGTCTCCAATTGCCTTTGATAGGAACTATGCGTATGTCCTTTGTGACCGGTTAGACGAATCTAACGACGTTATCGAGTTTGATGTTATTGTCTACGGAACGTACACTCAATCTGTATACGTCACGGATATGATTGTTTGGGCGGTATGGCTCAATAGTCGTTGGGAGATTCGGGATGAGGGTAAGCGTATCTGGAGAAATGCCTACGTGGTGGAGGCCTATGGGGATTCCTGTCTTGTGAATTTGGAACCGGAGTCGATGTTCGGGTCGACCACTGAAGGCCCGCAAGTAACCGCGAGTCCTTCGGCTCCTACGGGATCAACTGTTTTGGTAGTTTACTCTGTAGAACCTGTTCTAGCTTCCGCCGATGTTGGGCTCTACACCATTATTGATGTCTCGACTTGTGGGGTTGTTGGTTCCGCCGGAACTGGGACAGGGACTACTCCATGACAAAACTTCGTGACGTTCGTCTTTGTGGGTGTGTACCCCGGAATGAGACTGTTCCGTTTCTTCAGAATACGGACACCAACTGCTGCTCTGAATGCCAAGGAGCGAGTTGTGCGTTTGTAATTCAATTCCCTTGTGCTCTGCCATTCGCTACGGAACAACTTCAATGGGCTTCCGGCGTCTATGCCATGTTCCAGAACCTAGTTGTTCGTCGTCGTTGTTTTCAAGGATGTGAATGGGTTGCTTTGTTTATCGGTGAATCTGGTCCGGGTTACAATTACTTTCTTCTATGGGAGTATTCCCCTGTCAAAGAGAATTTATATCTAGAGTGTGCGGACTACTCTTCCAGCTTAGCATTTCTCCCTTCTCCGTTCAATTCTGTCACAACCCCTCCCATTGTCGACCCTGCCAAGGTAACTTATCCGGGAGGTTCGTGGGATTTGCCGAATGCCTTGTGGTGTTCGGTGAGTTTTTCTGTGGACAAGAACCCGTTTCTTCCCATTGTGGGAACTGGGTCCGTTTTTGCAGATGGCGGGGACTTCCCTTACAACGGTTATTTGTGCATCCACCGGGTGCGTCGTGTAGATAACAACTCTCCAGTCTTAAATGCGGACCCTGATCTTGCGTTTTTTGGAGGGTTTATCCCGGACCCCCCCGTTTGGAGCTACTCAGGTCCTTTTTTGTATATGGTTGCGTATGATTCTTGGGTCAATTTCCAAACCACGTACAAAGACAATGATGGAAAATTGAACACTGCGTGGACGTTTCGGGTTCGGATTGTCCTGTTGTTGGATTGTGACATCGCAGATGAAACAACCCCACCGACAGTTCTGGCGGGGGTTGCTTTCTACTCACACATCCAAGCAGGATGGGAGCCTCCGCTAAATTACTTCGCCAGAAAAAATTGGGTGTCTGGTAATCCTTATCTCGGAGAGACTTTGGAGTTTGAGGATGGGGATTACACAGCAGTTCCTACATACTCCGAAGGGTGTGAGGATTGCTTTATCCGCACGAGACCATCGGCGTTCAATCCGTGGTACTTGAATGACTATTGTGATCCTTTCGCCTTGAAATGTAGCTATGGTGAGATGGGTATTCTTGCCAATTCCAATAATACCTTGGCGTCCTTTACGATTCTCGGGGGAGTGACATCTCTTACCATCTACAAACCGACATTCGTGGGAACTGGAGACGCTCAAGTTCTGGCAGAGTATACCGGTACCCCCGCGGATTGTGGTCAACAATCTGAGATGACGTTGGTGTCGGGAGATAACTCGGTACTGCTAGCCGGCAATCATTGGCCGGAGAAAGTCTGTATCTCACCTGCCACAACCATCCAACGCTATCAGGTCTGTGATACACCGGAGGCAACTTGTAATTGCTGTGACAAGGGAGGGGACACCCTTTCTTTCACGATGGTGCTGACGGGCTGCGGGGCAGTCAACGGAACTTATTCGTTTGCTGCTGTACGATATCGCTCTCCAACTCCTTTACCGGATGGGGTGTCCTATCCTGGCTCTGTTCCTTGTGGGGTGTTCTGGTACGCCTTAAACACGGGTATAATCTGTCCTAGTCCGGGAACGGGTAGCGGTAGTGTGGGATGGTGGGGCGGGGAAGACGGGGATGAAGTTCAGATCGGATTACTTTCTTGGTGTGACGGGACCACCTACCATGTCCAAGCCTACTGTTTCAATCCCGAACTCAACACGTGGGTAGACCAAGGGGAAGGGACCGTTTCTGGTTATGAATGTCGGTGTGACGGAACTCCACGGTTCGCTTATGAACTACCAGAACTTGATTGTTGTTGCGATGCGACGTTGATTGTCACAGACTGCTGCCCGGATGGGATTCCTGATGTGCTCGCGATTGAGTTCTTTCGATCGTCCGACCCATCAACAATCATCGGAAGCGGAACAATCACTTATTCAGGCGGTACGTGGTCCGGTGTCGTGAACTTCTGCGGTGTCGACGCTGACGTAGAGATGACGTGCGTCACGAATGAGTTCGGGTCGAACTTCAACCTATTCACGTCTAACGGGTTCAGCGTCAATCACTCGGGGCTGAGTTGTGACCCGCTGGAGATCACGTTCCAAACAATCATGCCAAGCGGTGACTGCTTTGACGAACAGATTGGGGCGAACGTGACCTAGTGGCGAGGTGGCTCAACGATAGCGTTGCATCGGTCGCAACGGGCGACCCCATCTTTGATGCTCACAAACACCAAGTCGCCAACAGGTGAGCATGAGCATCGAGCAACAACAACCGGCAAGTCGGATTCGTCAGGCTGGTTGCTCGCAATATAGGCGATTGATGGGATAGTGATTACAGAAACCGCAATTGCAGTGAGAACACGAATGCCCATAGTAGCAACCCTCTCAGAATGGCTGAACGGCTCAACCCGCGACGGGAAACAACTCCCGCTCGCGAAGGTCAACGCATACCGCGAACGCCGCGGCCTGCCACCTATTGAACGTACCAACCCTCCCATAGAGACACAACGTAAACCATCCCTCGTCAGTTTACAGGAAAACCCTAGGAAACACAAATTTCTACAAAATTTACCGGGACAGGTATTAAAGCGATTGTTGAATGAGCTGGGACTGTCCTCTCAATGGTGCGCCGGTTGTCAGGGAAGAGCCGCGCAAATGGACTTGTGGGGCGTAGCCGGGTGTCGTCAGAATTTTGACACGATTGTCAAATGGATCGAGGAAGGGTACTCCAAACTCAATTGGCTGGCGTGGGGCAAAACCGTTACAAAGTGTGTCCGAACGGGAATGGTCTTTTCTCTGAACCCCTTGGACCCCTGCCGGAGCCTTGTCGAGGAAGTCCTAAGGCGTTGCGAAGCTCAAGTGATCCCACCGGAACCAGAGACACCCCTCGTCCAACTCCAAGTTCCCCCAGTTGTTTTGGAAAGTCCCACACCTCCGGTCGTTGTGGAACCGCAAACTCCCGTTCCCACCCCTCCAAGCGGAACCCCTATGATCTGGTCTTATGGCGTTACCACTGTCCCGGCTCGCAGGTCCACACTACTCCCCCAAACTCTGACCAGTCTCGCTGCGGCCGGTTTTGACAAGCCCCGGTTGTTTGTCGACGGATGTAACGAGCAGCAGAACTGGGAAAGAGACTTTGGATTAGAGGTGTCCTGTCGCTACCCGAATTTGGGTGTGGCGGGGAGTTGGACCTTGGCCCTGATGGAATTGATCCTCCGGGAACCCAACGCCCATCGCTACGCAATATTCCAAGACGACTGCATCACGTATCGGAACTTGCGTCAGTTCTTGGAGAAGAGCCCGTACCCGGAGAAGGGGTACCTGAACCTCATCACGGAACTCCACAACGAAGGCAAAGCCAAGAAGCATTCCGGTTGGTTCCCCGCCGCCCAGTTAGGCCTCGGGGCCGTGGGCCTTGTATTCAGCCGGGAAGCCGCCTCCATTCTCATGTCCACGCGGAGTTTTATTGAGAGGTCCCAAGACACTAAACGGGGACACATAGCGATTGACGGTGGGGTTCTGTACGCTATGCAAAACAACGGTTGGAAGGAGTATTGTCATAACCCCAGCCTTGTGCAGCATATCGGGCACAAAGCGAGTACGATGGGCCATACCCAAATCCCTCAAACGAAATTATTCCGTGGGGAAGGGTATGACGCCCTGAACCTGCTGTAATCAAGGGAAACATTATGTGCAAGGAACGTGGACTCGGGGACCTTGTGTCCCAAGCCCTGTCCCTTGTCGGGATTACAGAGGAACGGGTTTCTGCTTGGGTGGGTGACTGCTCTTGCAAAGAGCGAATAGCAAAACTGAATCAACTCGGTTACTGGGCGGGACGTGTGCTCCTCGGTCATCGGACTAACGCAAGGAAGTATCTAGATGCAATCCTACACGACAAGACAGACCTGCCGGGTGTGTGACTCCTCCAATCTGGTTCCCCTGTTCAGTCTCGGTGAGCAGTATGTCAGCAATTTCTTGGACCCCGGAACAGACCCCGGACTCAAGTGCCCGATCGAACTGGAGTTGTGTTGTCGGTGCTCCCTTGTCCAAGCTAAGCATACTGCCCCGCAGGAACTGCTGTACTCCCGCAAGTATTGGTATCGTTCCGGTGTGACCGAGACCATGCGGATGGCCCTGCGGGACGTGACAAAGAGTGTTGAGTTTCTTGTGGACTTGGTTCCGGGGGATGTGGTGCTCGACATCGGGTCCAATGATGGGACCCTGCTTCGGACTTATACCGAAGACGTCACCCGTATTGGCTGCGAACCGGCCGATAACCTCCAAGAGGAAGGGAGACAAGGTGTCGACGTTCTCATCCATGATTTCTGGAGTTATGAAGCCTACCGTAAGGTCAGTGACAAACCCGCCAAAGTGATCACGGCTTTGGGGATGTTCTACGACTTGGAAGATCCGAACCAGTTCGTGGCAGATGTCAGTCGGGCTTTGGCCCCTGATGGGATTTTCGTGTCCCAGCTGATGTGCCTGAAAAACATGATCAATGTCAATGATGTGGGGAATCTCGCCCACGAACATCTTTTGTTCTACAGCCTGCGATCGTTGCGGTGGCTGTTCGGCAAGCATGGTCTGGAAATTATCGACATCCAAACCAACCGAGTGAACGGAGAAAGCTACCGCATCTACGCCCGTCACATCGGGAGTGATGTCTTCCCTTATAGTGGGGCGGACTCTCGAATTATCCAGCGGGAGCAGGACGAAATTGGACTGGACGACCCGGCCTTCTTTAGCAAGTTCTACGAGGAGATGGGCCGGAACCGGGAAGAGGCTGTTGACTTGGTCAAGAACGCCAAACTTCTGGGGAAGAGCGTGTGGGTTTACGGGGCGTCGACCAAGGGGAACGTCCTGTTGCAATACTACGGTCTGACATCCAAACTGATTGAGGGGGCCGCCGATCGGTCCCCCGAAAAATGGGGGAAAGTGACGGTCGGGACTAATATTCCGATATTCTCTAACGAACAGGCCCGTAAGGCGAATCCCGATTACTTTCTTGTTCTCCCTGTCGCGTTTCGGTCAGAGTTCTTACAACTCGAGAAACCGTGGCGAGAACAAGGCGGGCGATTTATTTTCCCTCTACCCAGATTGGAAATTGTGTGACAAAGAAAGCACTGATCCTTGGTATCACTGGTCAGGATGGTTCCTACCTTGCGGAGATTCTGACAGGCAGGGGCTACGAAGTCCATGGGATGGTTCGACACACGAGCGGGGACAACTTGTTCCGTTTGCGGCAGCTTCCCTGTTTCGATAAGCTGATTCTGTGGAAAGGGGATATGCTGGATTCCCATTCCGTGGATCGGTTGATGTTGGATATTCGCCCGGATGAGGTTTATAACGAAGCGGATCAGGACAACATCGACTTTAGTTACAAGACCCCCACGTTCTCCGCTCAAATCACGTTTGAGGCCGTGGTGCGGTTACTGCAAACTATTCGGACCGGGCATAGCGCCGTCCGTCTGTTCCAGCCTGTCAGTGCTACGGTTTTTGGTTCGCATCCTTACCCACAAAACGAGCAAACTCCGTTAGCTCCGGCAAGTCCTTATGCTTGTGCCAAGGCGGCGGCCTTGCTGGCTTGTCGTCACTACCGACGGGAGTATGGGTTGTTCGTGTCGACAGGGATTCTCTACAACCACGACAGTCCACGCCGACGGGGCGGTTACCTGCTTCATAAGATTGCGCAGCAGGCTATTCAAGTGTCCCGGGGAACTCGGGAACGGATGGAACTGCCCCCGCTGGATATTTTGGTGGATATTGGTCACGCTTATGAGTACATGGAGGCGGCGACCCGTTCTTTGCGTTGTGAAGTTTCCGACGACTACGTGTTGTCCTCAGGCCATCATACGTCTATCAAACTGCTGGCGTCGTTGGCCTTGTCTTACGTGGGAGTGGATGAGGGTAACCAGAAAGATGTCATTCAGCAATTCCCAGTCCTGTCCCGTCCCGGCACACCTCCGACATTAGTGGGGGATTGTCAGTGGGCCAGACAACGCTTTGGATTCAACCCCACTACCCACGTGACGTCGATACTAAGTGAACTGATTGCACTCTATAGAAACATCCCGGAAAAGGATTGGGCATGAGGGTTGGAACGGTCTGCTACGCCACGACGCAAGGTCTCGGGGTTCTCGCCAAGCAGTTCTACGACGCTGGGATTATCCAAGAGGTGCTGATCTATAAGCACCCCGATAAACGGCCCACTCACACAGAGTGGTACCCGGAGGGGACACCGGTGCTCCCGTCCGCCCCTTTCCGGGGGTATTCCTCATCCCAATTTCTGAAATCTGTGGATGTTGCTCTGTTCTTCGAAACGCCATTTGACTGGTCTTTTATTCGGAAGTGCAATCAGTTTAATGTCAAGACCGTTCTGATTCCGATGTATGAGTGGCATCTGGAGCGGCCGCCGGCGAAGTTTGACCTCTACATCAATCCTTCGTTGCTGGATCAACAGTATTTCCCGCATGGTACTTTTCTGCCGATCCCCGCGGTTTCGGGTATCTGGGAGCAACGCACAGAGGCCCGACGGTTCGTTCATAATAGCGGTCACATTGGTTCTCGGAATCATAAGGGCACCGAGGAGTTGCTACAGGCGATTCCACTCATCCAAAGCCCGATCGAACTACTGATCACGTCGCAGGAACCCAGCCTCCATCAGTTGCTGGGAAAGTACCCGGAGGTCTATAATGACCCACGGGGGTCTATTCAGATTTCCGATCACTTCGATTA